CCCGGTACCGCAACTCGACGCCGGCATGATCCGCCGTCGTCACCGACGCCACCAACATCCCCGACCCGACCTGCAGGTCAGCAAGGTTCACATCCAGCAGCATCCCGGCCCGCAACCCCGACAGGCGCGTATCGAACGTGACCGTCTTCCCGATATGGCCATACTTCGCCAGCTTCGCGGCGGCAAGGTCGAACGCCGCCGCCCGACCTTCAGTGTCCCCCGCGATCAGGACCGACTCGACCTTGCCCGTCCCACCCTCAACCGCCAGACGCTCGTCGATAGCGTCCTGATCGTGGGAGATGATGACCGCGTCGAAGAACCCGACATAGGTGACCGACAGCACATCCGACGACGTCAGCTTCGTCCCCGACTGGTCCTGAGAGATGGTCCGGTCGTCCTTGTTCCAATACCAGTCGTCACCTTCGTCGAGGCCGCGGATACCGACCGTCTGCGCCGTGCCGTTGACCTGAACCGTGGGAACCTCAGCGATCCGGAACCCGACCGTGAACGTCCGGGTTTCCCCGTCACCGAGGAACGTTTCCGTCTGCGGGTCGGTTCTCTCACGGACCCCACGGACATACTGCACGTTGCGGTAGTCGGGGGCTTGACGGCGGACCTGCGGCGTCGGATTCGCCAGCACATCGTTACTACCCACAGCGAACGGGGCGGCGAACGCCTCACGCTGCCGGAACTCCAGCTCGAACCCCGACACCGTCGGCTTGATGTACCACCAGAACCCCGCCGCATCCGCCAACGTCGACAGCGCCTCAGCGACCGACACCCACGGAAACACGATCTGCCGCACCAACGGCCCCGTATCGACCGTCCCTAACGTGACCCCCTCAGCATCCAGATAACGGCTGTGCAGGTCTGTGACGATGGCGGCGACCGTCTGATCTTCATACACCACGGCAGCACGACGCTTGTCCGCCAGGTAGTGGCCGTCCACCGCCCGGATGTCATGCTCAACCATCGGTCCCGTACCAACCCGGACCGTTGTCGGTGCCTCCACGAACCCGCGGAACAGCACCGTCCCGCCGTCAGTGACAACAACCGGGTCGCCACGGGTCGGAGACAACGAACCGTGGTCGTCCCGGACGGTGAACGACGCCACCGTCCGCTCGTCAACCACATCATCGAGGGTGAACGTGCCGGCACGGAACCCCACCGGGTCCGGACAGGGTGATCGACAGGGTCATCGGCGGACCCCGGTACGGACCCGTGTCTCCTCAACGATATGGGGCGCTACCCCACGGGCGATCTCACGGCCATCAAGCTGCACCACGATGGTTTGCCGGGACGGCTGAGCGCCGGTTCCTGTGGCCGAGGGGTAGCGGCCCGTTGAGGTGGAGAACCCGGACATCGACACCGGGGAGATGATGTCGAGCTGTGCGCGGGCGATGGCGTCCGCTTGGGACATCAGCCCTGCGATGACACCTTCGCCCATCGGTGCGCCGATCTCGTCGGCCATGACCTTCGACGGGCTGGAGATGCCCATAGCGCGGCGGGCGGCAGTCAGGGCGGTAGTGACCGCGGATCGTGCCGCGGTGGTGATGCCGGACAGTGCGCGCGAGTTCGCAAGTCCGCGCTGAATGCCGGACAGCATCGACGTCCCGATGGGAACCGCCCGCGCACCGCCCCGCCCGACGCCTTCCTGCGCTCGACGGATCGCATCGAGCATCGTCCTGTTCGACGCCGTCCCGACACGTCCGCTCATCCCCTCAATGCCGGACTCCAACCCCTCACCGGTGCTACGACCGATGTCTTTCCCACTGTCGGAGCCACGACGATTCCAGATGTTCCCAAACCCGCGCCACATCCGGTCGATAGCGCCGTCCATGCCGCCAAACAGGTTGATGTCGATCTGCCCCAGCCGGTTGAGCGCACCCTTACCAAGCGCGGTCATCGCAGATTCGCCGAGGTCCCAGAACGCATCGGCAAGGCGGGGACCAAGGTCGTTACGTACCCACGGAAGGAACGTGTTGTCGAACCACGGTTTGATGTCACGGTTCCACACGTGGTCGACCGCTTCTCGCAACTTCTCCATGAAGTCGGTGCCGGCATCGTCACCAGCCGTACCGGACGCGTTGATGAAGTCATTGAAATCGGCAGGGACCGGGAGGCTGCCACGCAGCTCGGCGGGGAACTGTGCGTAATCCTCCAGCACCTTCTCGCGGGCACGGATAGCGGACGACGCCCAGCCATCCATCACGGCAGTGTTGCCCCGCACCGCACCTTCAGTGTCAGTGAAGAACGACGTGAACGACTCGGCCCACCCCTGCACCGTCGACGTGATCGCCGGCATCCTGTCTTGTATCCAGCCCGCGAACTCCATCAGCGCCGGCATGATCGCCGAACCGATAGAGATACCGACGTCGACGAACTGGTCCTTGACCAGGCCGAGCTGCGCCCAGAACGTCTGCATCTGGTTGTTCGCGATCTCGTCGGTGGTGCCGCCCGCTTCCCTCAGCTTCTTCTCGTACTCGGCGATGGCGTCCGCGTTGCCCAGCAACGCAACGATCCCGTCACGGGCCTGACGGGTCAGCCCCAACGACGCCAACTCGGCAAGCTGCTGCTCGGTGGACATGCCGTCGAACGCACCTTCAAGGTCACGGACGATGTCCGCCATGCTCCGCATCTCACCTTCGGTGTCGAACACTGCGACCCCAAGGGAGCTGTACGCGTCAGCGTTCGTGCGGGCGGTCCGTGTCAACCCTTCAAGGGTGGCGTTCAGCCGGGTGCCAGCCTCGGACCCCTTCGACCCCTGATCGGCGTACACCGCCAGCACGGCGACACCTTCTTCGATGTCGACGTTGAGCTGCCGCATCGCCGCCCCAGCCTTCTGGGTCAGCGCCTCAGAGAACTGTTCGACAGATGCGTTCGCCAACGTGTTCGCACCGACCAGCACATCCGACACCCGCGACAGGTTCGTGATGTTCTCTGCCGTGTCATCGACCGCCAACCCCAACGCGGACTGGGCGTCGGTCAGCAGGTCCGTAGCCCGGGCCATGTCGAACTGGCCGGCCTGAGCGAACGCCGCAACCCGCGGCAACGCCTCGATGGACGCGGCAGCATCCATCCCTGCCGACGCCAGGAAGAAGTACGACTCTGCCGCTTCCGTCGCGGAGAACTGGGTGGTCTTCGCAACCTCACGGGCCGCGTCCGACATGTTGGTCCGCATCTCGTCGGACACATCGCCCATGATCGCAACAGAGTTGGTCATGGCCTGGTCGAAGTTCGCGAACGCCCGGATCGACGCTGCCGTCCCAGCAACCGCCGCCGCGCCCAGCGCGAACATGCCCTGCTTCGCGAACCGGCTGACCGTGCCGGTCGCCTTCCCTAGAGTGCGCTGAAGGTCACGGGCGTCCCCGACGATCCGGACGCGAAGGGTGCCGCGGGCCATCAGCTTCCCTTCTCAGCCAGATCGGCCATGTAGTCCACCATCGCCGAGTACTCGGCGACGGTCAGGTTCCAATACTGTTCCGGCGTGTACCGCCAGAAGTGGCAGAAGGCCGCCATGTCTTTCAGGCGGCCTCGGTAGGGTCCGGCCCCGGCTGCGCGTCGTCGTCGCCGTCCTCGTCGTCCACGACGTCGAACTCGAACTTCTCTTCAAGACGCTGCATGAACTCTGCCGCCGTCAGATTCGTGTACAGCTGCTTCTTCATCAGCGGGCGGTGCCGACGTTCCGTCAGGTATGCCAGCCCCATCAGCACCGACATGGGGATCGCGCCGCCGTCCATCTCCAACACGTCGATGATGGAGAACCCGGACATCTTCTCGAGGACGGGGACCTCTCCCATCGTGAGCTGGTCAACTCCGAGAAGGCGTAGCTTGTCGTCTGCCATCAGGCCAGTCCGTTCCGTTTGATGATCCGTTCGACCCCGTGGAGGTAGGCCGTTTCGATGTCGTCCTGGATGTCCCGTGCCGCCTGGATCAAGTGGGGACGTCGTGGCGCTTCCCCGCCGGGCCACTTCTGGACCCGGCCCCACTGCAACTTGCGGGGGTCGGGGGCACGGTGCCCGCCACCGACGTTGAGCAGAATCTCACGGGTGGCAGCGGACGGACGGATACGTTCCCCCCGTCCGCTGCCGACACCAGTGTTCGCGCCACCCAACTGGCGGATGACCATCTGTCCGATCCGTTTGTGGACCTGACCGAGTTCTTTCTGCAACTCGCGGCCACCGACATGTCGGAGCAGACGGTTAAGTTCGCGCACGCCTTCGATGTAGACGCGCTGCTCAACCATCAGGGAGTGACGTCGCGGGCGATGCCGTCACGCTGCGCGTGGAACGTCACCGACGTGGTCGAAAGCTGCCCCACGTCACCGTTCATCGGCGAGTACGACAGCAGGATGCACGTCCCGGAATACTCCGGGTTGTCGGCACCCTTCGCGGCCGACTTCGGCCGGACCGTGACCACAACCTCTTCCTCTTCATCCCAAATGGGGTAGAGAGTGGCGTCTACAGACGCCGAGTCGTAGTTCTGCTGGAAGTTCAGGGTGAACGAGTCGTTCTTCAGCCCGTGAGCACGCTCACGGCCATCACCACCGAAGTTCGTAGTGTCGATCTCGTCCTTCTCTAGGGACACCTCCACCGAGGACACGTGGTCTGAAAGTTCCACAGTGTCGACCTCGATGAAGCAGTCACGCAGGATCAGCTTGCCCATTGCGTTTGCTCCTCGATGTCAGGTGGAGGTGTGTCGACCACCACCAGTTGGATATGGCCGCCCGCCTGAAGACGTGCGACCTTGGACGGGGGGAAGTCGGCTTCGCCAACTTCGCCCGGCGCGATGCCGGCCACCTTGTGGGGACCAACAACTTTGAAACGTGTCATGTGACGACCTCAACCTCGACGTCAACGACCGTGTACGTCGCCCCGCCAACGTCGACCTGACCTTCAGAGTCACCGACGCGGCGGGACAGCCGACAGTCCGACACGACCCCGCCAAGTGAGGGGTCTTCCCATAGGGCGTCCCGGACCTGATAGATCAGCTTTGACAGGGCCAACTGTGCAGACCGCAGCTCCCCGCCGGTGAACAGGCGGACACGGACCGTCATGTTGTCGGAGGCGCGGCCCATCGCGGCGTCGAACTGGACATCGACCTCGATGACGATTGCCGCAGGGGTAGAGATCGCGCCGGGGGTGAACGCGTGGGTTCGTAGGCCGGCAACGTCAGTCAGGGTCTGCGCCAGGGCCTCACGGACTTCGGTGTCTGTCGTTGGAGGTATCACACCAGCACCGGGTTCTTCCGGTACGGGGCAAGCAGCAGCTCAACGTCGGCGTCAAGTTTGGCGAGGAGCCGCATCCCGGACCCGTCAAGGCCGGGGACGGTGGCAACACCGAACTGCGCGTTGCGACGTTGGGCGAGCCGGGCCGCCTGCAGCACCACAGCTTGGACCACCGCATCCGGGGTGGACGGCCACCCGAACCAGCCGGTTACCTTGAACTTCCCGGCCAAGTCACGGTCGAACGTGATCTGCTGGTAGGGCTTGCCGTGCTGCAGGTTGTTGAACGGTTCCAGGTCGAACGTGTCAACGGTGACGAACCCGCCACCGGAGTCCACCTCGACGGTGTCCACCGCGACGACGTCGTCGATCCAGATGTACGTCCCGTACGTCCTGTACAGGCGTGTTTCTGCCGGGTCTTCGTCCGGGTCGACCGGGGTGAAGTCCCGACGGCACCACTCCTCGACCTGCCGTTCCGCAGCTTGCAACGCCAACTCCAGGACATCATCGTCGAGGGCGTCAGCGATCTGCAGATGCTCGGCAAGTTGGGTGATGGAGGCGTACGACATCAGTCTTCAGCCTTCGCCGTGGTCTTCTTCCGGATGGGACGCTTCTCGCCGGGGGCCTTGGTGGCCTGCTCCACGTCGTAATGCACGCCAATAGGCGAGAACAGGTGCTCCCTGCCCTTGAGCAGCGGATGGCCGTGACGGACCCGTGTCTTCCCACGGTTCACGATCACCTCTCGGCCGTCCAGCCTGCAGGAGAACGACTCGTTGGCGACATACACGTCATTATTCGGCATCGGCGACATCCTCTCTCACCCACATGTGCTGCGGGTGGCCGTGCAACAAGACGGCCCACAGGCGGTGATGGCCGTTGAGCAACTTCCCGTCGCAGATGTGGACGGGTTTGTCTTGATGTTTGCGGA